CGCAAAGATGGAAAGCGACATTTCCATGAATATCCAGTAAAATATACATTCTATTACAAGGATCCTAAAGGTAAACATCAAAGTATCTATGGCGATCCACTAACTAGAATTGTTTCCAAAAACACAAAAGATTTTAGAAAAGAAGTTGCAATTAACAAAGGCAAAGAACTTTTTGAAAGTGATATCAACCCTATTTTCCAATGCTTATCAGAAAACTATCTTAATCAAGATGCTCCAAAACTAAACATTGCATTTTTTGATATTGAAACTGATTTTGATCCAGAGAGAGGCTTTGCTGATCCTAGCGATCCATTCATGCCAATTACTGCAATCACAGTACACTTGCAATGGCTTGATGCACTTATAACACTTGCAGTTCCTCCTAAAACAATTACAATGGAACAAGCAAAGGAACAGTGCAAAGAATGGGGAGAGGAATGTATTCTTTTTGCTAAAGAAGCAGACATGCTTGAAACATTTCTTGATTTGATTGAAGATAGTGATATACTTACAGGTTGGAATAGTGAAGGTTATGATATTCCGTATACGGTAAATAGAGTAAGTAGAGTACTAAGCAAAGACGATACAAGGCGTTTTTGTTTATGGAAACAACTTCCTAAAAAACGTGAGTATGAAAAGTATGGCAAATCAGCTGAAACCTATGACCTAGTAGGCAGAGTACATTTAGATAGTTTAGAACTTTATCGTAAATACACATATGAAGAAAGACACACTTACAGGCTTGATGCAATCGGTGAGCTTGAAGTTGGCGAACGTAAAACAGTTTATGAAGGGACGCTCGATCAACTTTATAACAATGACTTCAGAAGATTCATTGAATACAACAGGCAAGACGTTGCACTACTGGACAAGCTGGACAAAAAACTAAGATTTATTGATCTCAGTAACGAACTAGCACATGCAAATACTGTTTTGCTACAGACCACAATGGGTGCTGTTGCAGTGACAGAACAAGCAATCATCAACGAAGCACATCATAGAGGACTACAGGTTCCTAATCGTCCAAGACGTGATGACGAAAACACTGCGGCCGCAGGTGCTTATGTTGCATTTCCTAAAAAAGGTTTACACAAGTGGATTGGTTCAATGGATTTGAACAGTCTGTATCCGAGTGTTATTCGTGCATTGAACATGGCTCCTGAAACTATTGTTGGACAACTACGTCCTGAACTCACAGAAGCAATGCTACATGATGCAATGGTGTTGCAGAAAAAATCTTTTGCAGGTGCTTGGGAAGGCAAGTTCGGTACAGAAGAATATGAAGCAGTAATGGCAAAAAGGAAGGATGTTGCTATTACAGTTGATTTTGAACAAGGTGAAAATCGTGTAATGAGTGGTGCTGAAATACATAAACTTGTATTTGATAGCAATATGCCTTGGATGTTAAGTTCAAATGGTACTATTTTTACAACTGAATTTGAAGGTGTTATTCCGGGTATTCTTAAACGTTGGTATAGTGAACGTAAAGAATTACAAGCACAACTTAAAAAAGCAAAAGATGCTGGTAATAAAATAGAAATCGAGTATTGGGATAAAAGACAACTTGTAAAGAAAATTAATTTGAACAGTTTGTATGGTGCAATTCTTAATCCAGGCTGTAGATTTTTTGATAAACGTATTGGACAATCTACTACATTATCCGGCAGAACTATTGTTAAACACATGAGTGCAGAAGTAAACAAGGTCATTACAGGTACATATGATCATGTAGGAGAAGCAGTTATATACGGTGATACTGATTCTGTGTACTTTAGTGCATATCCAACACTTAAAAAAGAAATTGATGCAGGAAAAATACCCTGGAGTAAAGATAATGTTATAACACTATACGATCAAGTTGCAGAAGAAGCAAATACAACCTTTGAAGACTTTATGATGGATGCTTTCCATTGTCCAAAAAGTCGTGCAGAGGTCATTGCGGCAGGCAGAGAAATTGTTGCGGAAAGTGGATTGTATATTACTAAGAAAAGATATGCGGCATTGGTATATGACTTAGAAGGTTTTAGAAGTGATGTAGAAGGTAAGCCAGGCAAAGTTAAAGCAATGGGACTTGATTTACGTAGATCAGACACGCCTGTGTTTATGCAAGAATTTTTGAGTGAAATATTGATGATGGTACTGTTAGAAAAGTCTGAAAAAGAAGTACTAGAACGTATTACAGAGTTTCGTAGAGAGTTCAAAGAACGCCCAGGTTGGGAAAAAGGTTCTCCAAAACGTGCAAACAAGATTGGACACTATCAACGTCTTGAAGAAAAACAAGGCAAAGCAAACATGCCAGGACATGTTAGAGCAAGTATCAATTGGAATACACTAAAACGTATGAATGGTGACAAGTATTCACAAGAGATTGTAGATGGTATGAAGGTAATTGTTTGTAAGCTAAAACAAAATCCGTTAGGATATACAAGTGTTGCTTATCCAACAGATGAATTACACTTGCCTGATTGGTTTAAAGAACTTCCGTTTGATAATGATGCAATGGAAGCAACAATTATTGACAATAAACTTGATAACTTAATTGGTGTGTTAAATTACAATCTTGAAGATACAAAACAACAAAACACATTCAATAGTTTGTTTGATTTTGGAGAGTAAAATGAAAGTGAATAGTAGATTACATTGGACAACAACGTTAACAGAAAAAGGTATGTTAGCTTTTATAGGTATGCTGACAGTGGTTGCGGCAGGATGTGCTGTATGGGATATGTGGTTAGCAAGGAATATACAGTTGGCAGATTTATTTCTGCTTTTTATCTATACAGAAATAGTTGGAATGGTTGGAGCATATTTTATTAGCAATAGAATACCAGTCACCCTTCCAATTATAATTGCAATGACGGCTTTATGCAGATTAATTATTTTACATAGTAAAGATGCTGATCCATGGGTACTTATTGCAGAAGCAGGTGCTATACTTGTATTAGCTAGTGCGGCATATTTAATGAGTGCAAAAGAAAAATTAAGCCTACAAAAAAGAGATCTAAAGGAGCAAATTAGTGAAAAATAATCATTTTGTATTTGATGTAGACGGAACTTTAACTCCTAGTAGGAAAAAGATACAACCGCAATTTGCAATTTGGTTTTTATATTTTGCTCAACAAAATTCTGTGTCTTTGGTTACTGGTAGTGATAATCCAAAAACAGTAGAACAGTTAGGAGTTGAAATTTGTAAAACAGTATACAAATGCTATAATTGTAACGGAAATGATATCTGGGACAAACAAGAAAATGTGTACACTAATGATTGGAAACCTTCAAAAGAACTTTTAGGATTTTTGGAAGAAAAATTAGAAGGGAGTGATTATAAAACTAGGACAGGAAAACATATAGAACACAGACCGGGAATGATTAATTTTTCTGTTGTAGGCAGGAAAGCTGATAAGGTACAAAGGAAAGACTACTACTATTGGGATATAGAAAGTGAAGAAAGAATAAGAATTGCAGATGCAGTTAATAATAAGTTTCCTGATGTAAGTGCAGTGGTAGGAGGAGAAACTGGTATAGATATTATTTCCAAAGGAAAAGACAAAAGACAAATTGTAGACTATTTTGACTCCAATGAAAAACTTTTCTTCTTTGGAGATAGAATGGATCCTGATGGAAACGATTTTAGCCTTGCTTATGCAGTTAAGGAAAGAGGCGGCGTTGCTAAACAAGTTAAAAATTGGCGAGAAACAAAAGAAATTTTAGAAAATTTACAAAAAACAGGAGTTGCAAATTGAGAGTAGGAATAACGTTTAGTGCTTTTGATCTACTACATGCAGGACATGTTGCAATGCTTCGTGAATCGAAACAGCAATGCGACTATCTTGTTGCAGGATTACAATTAGATCCAACAATTGATAGACCAGAAAAGAATAAACCTATACAAACAATAGTAGAACGTTATACTCAATTGAAAGCAGTGAAATACGTAGACGAAATTATTCCATATACAACAGAAAAAGATGTGGAAGATATTTTAGAAATGTATCAAGTAGACGTTAGAATACTCGGTGAAGAATATAAAGATAAAGACTTTACGGGTAAAGATATTTGTAGGCGTCTAGGCATAGAGTTATACTTTAACAAAAGAGATCATAGATTTAGTTCAACAGATTTAAGAAAAAGGATTTGCGAATGATATACGGATTTATTTTAATAATGGTTACAATATTACCAAGTGGTGATATAGATAGCCAAGCAATTGATTGGTTTGCTGACCCTTACAGTTGTATAGAACAGGGTTACATTGAGGAAGAATCCGCACCTATGGGTGTTGGATTTGTTTGTGTAGAAGACTATGTGGAGAAAAATGAAGGATAAAATTGTAATAGCAGGTTATGGTGCAGTAGGACAAGCACATGAATATCTACTAGAAAGATTTAATTTTAAAATACAAGTTGTTGATCCTAACTATTATAAAAAAACATGGAGAGACGTAGGATTCAACGGCAAGGTATTTGATTACAATCCACAAGCAGTAATCATTTGTGTTTCAACTCCCCAAAACTCAGACGGGTCATGTAATATAGATAATGTTGTTGATGTATTAAATGATGTTTTGAAACCAGTACCTGTAATGATAAAAAGTACTTTAAGTATTGAAGGTTGGCGTAAAATTACTGCAATGTTTTCTCATTTAGATATCACTTATAGTCCTGAATACCTAAGGCAAGAAAATGCTATTCAAGATTTTGAATTTAGCAAAGAAATAAGTTTAGGTGGTGGAGACATTGCTTATTGGGACAAACTTTGGAAATATTGTTGTAAAAAAGTTTTTATTAGACAACCAGAAGAATTAATTTTAGGAAAAAGTTTTAGGAATGCATTTTTAGCAACAAAGGTTAACTTTTTTAACCAAGTTTACGACATGTGTAAAGCCTGCAATATAGATTACGAGCAGGTTAGGCAAGAAGTTACTAATGACAATAGGATTGGCCCTAGTCATAGTTTTGTTTCTAAAGAAAGAGGATTCGGAGGACATTGTTTTCCAAAGGACACAGTCGCTATCCTTAAATCAGCAGACACTAACAATGTTGATCTAAATATCATTAGATCAGCAGTAGAATATAACAATGAAGTAAGGAAAAGTGCTTGACAAAGGCGCACATATGCTTTATAATACAAATAATAGGAGAATGAAATGAAAGATATCTTACAAGACATTGTAGCTCATACACATGCACTTGGTTTCTTAACATTAGTCAAAGTAACCAATGAAGGATCAACACAGATAGATTCTATGGCTGAAGATCGTAGTGTAATATTGAGTGCAGAAACACATTCAGCAGTAGCTGAATTTGTAGGTACATTTGGAATGCCAAACTTAGACAAACTAAGTTTACACTTGAAAAATCCTGAGTATCAAAAAGATGCAAAGATTGAAGTTGTAAAAGCTGAACGAAACGGAGAAACAGTGCCTACACATATTCATTTTGAAAATGCCGCAGGTGATTTTGAAAATGATTATCGATTTATGAACAAAGCAATTATTGATGAAAAGTTAAAGACTGTAAAGTTTAAAGGAGCACAATGGCAGATTGAATTCAATCCAAGTGTAGCCAGTATTGCTAGAATGAAACTAATGAGTGCGGCACATGCTGAAGAGCCTACTTTTAACGTAAGCACTAAAAATAACAATCTTATATTTGCATTTGGTGATGTAAGCACACATGCAGGTGAATTTGTATTCCATCATGATATTGAAGGTTCATTAGCACACACATGGGCTTGGCCTGTAGCACAAGTTCAAAGTATTTTAAATCTTGATGGCGATATCAAAATGAGTATTTCAGATCAAGGTGCAATGATGATTACAGTTGATAGCGGAATGGCAAAGTATGATTATATCTTGCCAGCACAGAGTAAGTAATGACTCCGAGAGAATCAGCACAAAAAGAAGCAGAACTTACTTACAAATTGTTTTTAAAATTTTGCAAATATTTTAGTTATGTAGTAGTTGCAGGACTATTGGCTGTCGCTAGTTGTAGTTTTGGAGTTGACGGTACAGGTAGTAAGTCTGATCCAGAACTATACGAAGAATACAAAGAAAACATGAGAGAGATGGGGAAAAAATATAAAAAATGATAGCACATCTTAGAAAATGGATTGGTTTATATCTAATAGGTTTACTAAGTTTGGCAATAATATTTGACGATCCAAATGATGATTATGGAATAGGTGTTTGGATTTTTGCGATAATACTTGTTGTTTTTATGACTCCGCCATTTAGTTTAAAAGATAGAATAGCAGGTTTACTTTTTGACTTTTATGAATGGTTGTTTCAAATACCACTAGGTTGGCTACAAAGAGCACCTAGATGGATTCAGATAGTTTTTGCAGTCTCTATGATAGTATTATTTGAAGAATTAATATTTAAGCCATTAGGATATACCATGTATCCTTGGAGGTATGATTGGGGATTTTGATGAAAACAAATTTAACAAATGAACAAAAAGACTATGCACGTTTTCTTCCTGCATTGAGTGGATTTTATGCTACGTATGTAGGCAAACAAAGATTTGATGAATATGTTGAAACAAACCGTATTCCAAGCAACTTAAAGAATGGTGTTGAAAGTTTAAATTACATTAACAAAGATCAAGGACAGTTCCAGTATAAATGGACATTATATTCTGCAGGACATGCCGAACTAGACATAAACAAAGATGCTCCAAAAGAAGATATGGTTCGTAATAGAGATAGAAATAACAGCTGGATCTTAGGAGACTCGGGTGGTTTCCAAATTGGTAAGGGTGTTTGGGAAGGAGATTGGAAAGATCCTAATTGTCCTAAAGCACACAAAAAACGTGATGGTGTTTTGAGATGGATGGATGAATATATGGATTACGGTATGATACTTGATATTCCGGCTTGGGTATCACGTTCTCCAGCAGGACAAAAAGCAACTGGTATAACAAGTTATCAAGAAGCAGTAAATGCAACACGTATCAATAACGATTATTTTATGAAAAACAGAAGTGGTGCTTGTAAATTTTTAAATGTACTACAAGGTGAAAACCATGCAGATGCAGATGATTGGTATAATCAGATGAAAGACTATTGTGATCCTAAAAAATATACAGATCACTTTAATGGTTGGTCCATGGGTGGACAGAACATGTGCGATATTCATTTAGTACTAAAAAGACTTGTAGCACTAAGATATGATGGGTTATTGGAAAAAGGTATACATGATGTAATGCATTTCTTAGGAACTAGTAAATTAGAATGGGCTGTACTACTGACAGACATTCAAAGAGCAGTAAGAAAATATCATAATGAAAACTTTACTGTTACATTTGACTGTGCTAGTCCTTTCTTAGCAACTGCTAATGGACAAATATATTGTGAGCTTGAGACAGAAAATAGACAAAAATGGGTTTATAGAATGGTTCCAAGTATAGATGATAAAAATTTGTCTAAAGATACTACACCGTTTGGTCAAGCATTTGTTAGAGAAGGTAAGCATGGCAGTTTTTTAGACTCACCTATCACTGCCGAACTGATGGCAAAAGATATTTGTATATATGGTCCTGGCGACCTAAATAAGATAGGTAAAGAAGGAAAGACCTCATGGGATAGTTTTTCATATGCTATCATGATGGGTCACAACGTATGGATGCACATTAATGCAGTACAAGAAGCAAATAGACAATACGACAATGGTGTCATTCCAAACATGCTTGTACAAGAGCAGTTTGACAGGGTTTTATTTAGAGATGTTGTTGAAGCAATATTCGCAACGGATAAAAAAGACGAGGCAGAAGCAGTAATAGCAGAATTTTCCAGATACTGGGACACTATCATAGGTACAAGAGGTAACACTGGTAAACGGATTACAAATGCTGATACACACTTTAACAATTTATTTCAGGAGGTATAATGGCGACAGGTAGACAAACAAAAAAGGCAAAACGATTACAAAATATGCATGATTACTTTCATATGAAAGTAGAACAAGTAGAAAAAGAAAGAAACTATGATCGTAGTTGGGCTACAAAAGAACATTTAGTAAAATTAAAAAAACAAAAATTAGCGGCTAAGGACCAAATGCAAAATGGAAAGAAAATATAAAGACGGCACAAAAAAAGATATTACGTTCTTTATAGGCACAGAGATTGAAAAGACTCCTGCTTATGGGCTTAAGACTCTTTTTGTTGTTGGCCTACAAAGCATAGAAAATGTAAAGGAACATTTACATGCAGACATTAGTCATATTTTCTTTGGTGCTAATCATAGTTTTGATCCTGCTTCACAGAGTCATGATGCAGATTATTATAGGGAATGGGATAGTATGATTACGTATTTTCTGGAAAAAGGTTACAAATGCAGTTTAGATATTCCGTTAAATGCCGCTGAATATTTTTTAGAAAGTACCTGTGTTGAATCTAATAACTTTATTCCGCAAATTAGAGTACCAATTCCATATATTGAACAATGGAACTATAATACTATGTTGAAGATAGATGATAAAGGATTTAACAAATCTAATCCTGGAATTTGGACTCATAGCTTACATGATTTAATGGATAGAAAAAAATTTACAGATTGGAAAGATTATGGACTTGACAAAGTGCTTAAATGAAGTTAATATTAATAAAGACAATGAAAGATATTATGAAGGTATGTTACGTATGATGAAAGAAGAAGACCAAAAAATTGCACAAGACAATGTATTAAAACTGGCTGATAGAAGTATTTGGGTAACTTTTAGAAAAGAAGGTATCCACAAATACCCAGCCGCATTAGAAGATCCTGATTTAGCTACAGGTGATGAATATGATGTATCTTTTTTAGGATATCCGCATAGACATATTTTCCATTTTAAAGTTCGTATTCAAGTTACACACAATGATAGAGATATTGAATTTATCCAATTCAAACGTTGGCTTGAAAAACTATATGAAGGAACATTACAGTTGGATTACAAGAGCTGTGAAATGATTGCAGACGACTTGTATGAAGCTATTTCTGCAAAGTATCCAGGCCGCTTTGTAGAGATCGACGTTGCCGAAGATGGCGAAAATGGCTGTACAATATTTTACCCACAACCACAAACACAATGATATTGCTAAAAGGAAGAACAATGGCAATCAAGGATCCTTTGATTAGGAAAATTTTTGACGATCTTGACTTATTTCGAGATTACTGTAGATACGAAGGTAAACCTTTTCGTGAAGCTAGTCTTTACAAAAAAGGAGACAGAACTTGGGAAAGCTACATGGCGTGGCGAAGAACCCAAAAGAAAAAAAATAAATTTAAAAGGCTTAATTAATGACAATTTATGTAGTAGATATAGAAGCAGTTGATACCCGTTATACCAAACAATGGAAGGAACATCTTCCTAAGCAACTGCGTCGATCTACTAATAATGAAGTTGTTGTTATTAGCGGTGGAGAAACACCTCAGGCTACAACTCCTGGGGCGTTTCTAAACTTTGGAGGTACAAATGTTTACAAAAGCAATCAACTTGCTCAAATTGGTGAAATGTTTTGTGCCGGGAAAATCCAAGACGGTGACTATTTTTTATACACTGATGCTTGGAATCCTACAGTTATACAATTACGTTACATGGCAGAACTATTGGGTGTTAACATTCGCATTGGCGGGTTGTGGCATGCTGGTAGTTATGATCCACATGACTTCTTGGGAAGATTAATAGGCGACAAACCTTGGGTGAGACTTGCAGAAGAAAGTATGTTTAATACATATGATCATAATTTTTTCGCAACAGAGTTTCATATAAATTTATTTAAAGAGTCATTCTCTAATAATATAGATAGTAAATTTGCAAGAGTTGGATGGCCTATGGAGTATTTGGCAGATTCGCTTGTTCCATACAAAGGTATGGAAAAGAAAAATATGATACTATTTCCGCATAGAATTGCTCCAGAAAAACAGTTAGAAATTTTTAGTGATCTTCAAAATCAATTACCACAATATGAGTTTGTTGTGTGTCAAGAAAGACCACTTTCAAAGATTGAATATCATAATTTGTTAGGAGAAGCAAAATTGGTATTCAGTGCTAATCTACAAGAAACACTTGGTATAAGTTGGTATGAAGGAGCTCTAGTAGGTGCTTTACCTATGGTTCCAGATAGACTAAGTTATAGTGAAATGGCATTACCAGAATTTAAATATCCAAGTGAATGGACTACATCATTCGAAAATTATAGATTTCATAAAGCAAAAGTTGTAAAACAAATTGTTGAGTATATGGAAAACTATAATGATTTTCTTGTAGCATTAGAAAAACAAGTAAAAAAACTTAAAAAAGATTTCTTTTCTGGAAAAGCACTATATGAGGAAATAGGACATGACTAATACCAAATACACTTTACCCCCAATAACATTTAACGACAATTTTGATACGGAAGAAACATTTACTGTTGATATAAATGTAAGTGATTTAATCGATGAAGAAGATCAACTGTCATTTGATTTTAACACTAATAACACTACATCGATTACCCTTACCGATTACAAAAATAAAACATTAGATATTGATCGCATAGAAGACATGGCGGCAGAATATCCTGCTTTAGATAAAGCATGGAAGACTTTCAAATCTTTTTATGATTTATGCAAAGATGAATATGCAGTAAAAGTTGGTGATAACGATTGGAAAGATCATTATAGTCAGGATCCTAAATATTATGATTTCTAAAATTATGGATAAACTTGGCAGACGTAGAGTAATTAGAGATAGAGAAAGTAAACAACCTTATCTAATTAGATACTATGTCTTTCTAAAAGATAGAAAAAAGTTTCCTTTTAACATCACTGTTCATAAAGTATTAAAAAGCGATAAACCTGTATTACATGATCATCCTTGGAACTGGGGTGCTATGATAGTATCTGGAGGTTATTGGGAACATATACCTGTAATATCACAAGAGGGAAATGTTGTAGGAAGTACTAAAGAATGGCGTGGTCCAGGACATATTAGATTTAGAAAAGCAAAAGATCTTCATTGGTTAGAATTAGAAAAAGATCCAGAAGGAAATGAAATACCATGTACAAGTATATTTTTTATGGGTCGTAAATGCAAAGAATGGGGTTTTGTAGATTGGATTCAATTCCAAGGCTACAGATGGATTCATAACGAAAAATATCTCAGGGAGAATAAATGATTAATAAACATTTTTATACTTGGAACGATATAGAAAAATGTTCCATATCAATTGTAAACCAAATGTACAAAGATAATTGGCGACCAGATTATATTGTTGGTATTACAAGAGGTGGTAATGTACCTGCAACCATTATTAGTAACATAACTGGTATTAGATGTGAAGCATTAAAAGTTAGTTTACGTGACGACGGTAGTCATAACGATAGTGCTTGTTGGATGGCTGAAGATGCATTTGGATATCCAAATTCGGACAGTGGCGGTCAAGGAAAGAATATTCTAATTGTTGACGATATTAATGATACTGGTGCTACATTTAATTGGATTGTAAATGACTGGGAAAGTTCCTGCTTACCTAATGATACTCATTGGCGAAATGTATGGTGCGAAAATGTTAGATTTGCAGTAATTACTGATAATTTAGCAAGTGATTTTAAATTTAAAGTTCATTATTCTTGTCATGAAGTAAACAAAGCAGAAAAGGATGTTTGGTTAGTATACCCTTGGGAGAATGTAGCTACATATGAATGAACTTACTGAAAAGCAAGTCAGAAAAGAATATAAAGAGCATCGGAAAGATCCAACTTTTGCAGAATGTTGGCCAGATACTGATCGTGCTTTTTATGAATGGTGTTCACAATATCTAGATTATAAACATATAAAGGAAAAAGATGCGTGATGATTTAATGGTCCAACAGCAGGTTACCAACAAATGGCAACATATGGTTGGTGTCATTTGCTTAAACCAAACAGGCCGTAAACAAGTAAAAGCAGTGTTACCTTTGTTGTTTGATAAGTATCCTACACCTGAATTATTTTTACATGCTGACTTTAATGAAGTGCAAGAAATGCTTTCGCCGTTAGGAATGAAGAACGTAAGAACAAAAAGACTTTTTAGAATGACGCAGGATTTTATGCATTGGGATGGAAAAGATGCTACTGACTTGTATGGTATAGGCAAGTACGGGTCTGATAGTTATGAAATATTTTACAAAAATAATATACCAGAGAATATAGGAGACCACGAGTTACAGAGATATGTTAGAGAAGAAGTCAACATATAAAAAACTAGATGAAAAAATAAGAGAACTTAACAGTTCCCGTGTTTTTAAAAAAGTAACACCTAAATATGACCTTAGTTGGTACATAAAGTGGAGTTCAAGTTTTATTATACTAATAGGTATGGTATTAACAAGTGCTGGTGGATCAGAACCTTATAATTTGTTTTTTCATTTATTAGGTGTAATGGGTTGGGGTATAGTAGGTATGTTATGGCATGATAGGGCATTGGTTTTTATTAATGGTATTGCTGTTTTTATATTTGCAACGGGTATAGCAAGATTTTATTTTGGAGTTTGATATGACAAAACCAAATACTAGTTTTAAATTAACTATTAGAGATGTAGAAATAATAGAAGAAGCTCTTAGAGCAAAAGCAGGTAGACGTGGTATGGCTATTGCTCAAGGTGCTACGTCAGAAAGACTTAGAGAAGAAATGCACGAAATACAAGATGTATTAGGTAGAATACATGAACAGAAAAATTTTTATGCCAAATTTAAAGATGGCAAACCTTATGTAAGTGGATAATTATGAAAACACCTTGGACTGAAATAGTAATAGAAACAAAACATTATACAGTATATAAAGATGGGTATCCTGTCACAGAAGGACATCTATTGTTTGTACCTAAGATAGAAACATGGGAATGCTTAGCCTATTGTTATAAAGCCGCATACGGATGGGGTTATGATTGGGTGCGAAATAAAATATGTGATGGATTTAATATAGGACAAAATGTAGGTGAGGCCGCAGGGCAAACAGTAATGTATCCTCATGTGCATCTAATTCCCCGTAAAAAAGGGGATATGGAGGATCCCAGAGGTGGGGTCAGAAATGTAATTCCTAGTAAAGGAAATTACCTAAACAGTAAGGAGGACAATGAATGAAAGTAGGAGAAGCTATATTAGAGGCGGCTAAAAAGCAGGCAGAAGGTGAAGTGTCAGTGCATATTGCAAATATAAAGGTGTACCAAACTATGCCAGCTGGTATTGGTGAACACTCTGATGTGACTGAAGCAGTTATCGCAGAGCTTGATAAACTTGCGGCGGCTGATGATCGTTTGGAAATGCTTAACAAGTATTTTAATGACAAAGACTAATAAAGAATTATATTTAGGCGATAGTTTTTGCTTGACAATCGCCTAAATAACATGTATAATAACAACATAATAGACATCCTCGTCTATAACTCGGAGAATGATAAATGAGCAAAAGTAAACAAATTATTGCAAGGCTAGAAGATGCAGGCATCCGCTATTGGGCAGGTGACAACATTTCCCAAGTTTTACAAGAAGGCGACAAAGAACAACTTATTGAAGAGGCAACACTAAAGTTTGAACAAGTTTTAGATAGCTTGATAATCGATAGACATAATGATCCTAACAGTATGGACACTGGCAGACGCCTAGCTAAAATGTATTTTAATGAGATAATGGCAGGGAGATATGATCCAATGCCTAATGCTACTGCTTTTCCTAATCATGTAAATGATGGATATAAAGGCATGTTGGTAGTGCGAAGCGAAATAAAAAGCATGTGTTCGCATCATCATCAACCAGTGAATGGTGTAGCTTACATTGGTATTATTGCCGCAGAAACACTTATAGGACTTTCTAAATATACACGTATTGCACAATGGTGTGCTAGACGTGGAACACTACAAGAAGAACTTAACAATGTAATTGCTAACGAAATACAATCAGCAACTGGTAGTTCTAATGTTGGTGTATACTTACAAGCAACACATGGTTGTTGTGAAAACAGAGGTATTGGTGCTCACAGTAGTTTGACACAGACAACTGTACTACGTGGTGCATTTAATGAAGACATGGGTACAAAAAAAGAATTCATGGATAACATTAAACTACAACAAGAATTTGCTTGTAACAAATAGAAAGAAAGCTATGAAAAAAATTAAATGGATAATATTAGATAACTTACCAACCATATGGGTAGGTTTAGTTTTTGCATTTGGAATGATATTGGCTTATAGTCATGCAGGAGGAATATAATGAATCATTTTACAGTAAGTATGGTAAAGAGTGTTTTAAGAATATTAGCAGGCGGTGTGTTAGCTTATGCTGGTTATGAACTGTGGGCGGCAAATGATTATACAGATATAGTTATTGCTTACTCAGGTTACTTAATGATGTTTTCAGGCATTGGTTTTGTAATGGCTGAAGTGCTAGGCATTGTTGAGGAGATTGTTTAATGAAGTTACGATACTCTGAAGCATTTTATTCAGTGCAAGGAGAAGGACGTTTCGTAGGAGTACCTAGTGTATTCCTTCGTACGTTTGGTTGTAATTTCCGTTGCATGAACTTTGGATTAGATAGAGGCGAGCCTATGCGAGATGTAAAGCAAAAGGCTGGCATAAAACACAATCAAGAAGTTCAAGATTTAATTGATAATAATGTACATAAAGATACAAAAGAATTTAATGACTTGCCTATTATACATACAGGTTGCGATACTTATGCAAGTATCTATCCTGAATTTAAACACTATAACATGCTAAAAGAAGTAGATGATGTAGTCGAACACTTACTAAGCCTTACTCCAAACGGCAAGTGGGTACAAGATAATGGACAAGATATACACTTAATAATGACAGGGGGAGAACCCCTGCTTGGATGGCAAAGACTATATATAGATTTATTTGAACATCCTAAAATGGGAGATCTAAAAAATGTTACATTTGAAACAAATACTACACAACTTCTTCACGGAGAGTTCAAGGATTATTTACAGAATCAAGACCGATTTGAAATCACTTGGAGTTGTTCCCCAAAACTCTCTGTTAGTGGAGAACCTTGGGAAACTGCTATTAAGCCTGAAGTGGCTAGGGATTATGCTGATGTGGGCGGTAGCATTATGTATCTTAAGTTTGTTGTTGCTGATAGAATTGATATCGAAGAAGCTGGTAAGGCTGTCGCAGAGTATAAGACCGCTGGTATTGAATGTCCAGTCTATCTTATGCCGCTGGGCGGAAGAAGTGAAGAATACAATCTTAATGTTCAAGAGGTGGCTAACATCTGTATGGAAAAAGGTTGGAGGTTCACGCCAAGACTACACATCAGTCTCTTTGGAAACGCCTGGGGAACATGAGGCATATGAAGAACAGGATAACAGCGGAGATAGACTTGACGACCTTAGGAAGAAAGGAATAATATGAACTGGGAAAAAATAAAAACTACTTTAGGTATAAAACCTAAAATTTTAGAGACACCTAAGTCTGATGAAGAAAAACGTAGAGATATTCTACAGAAAGAAAAAGAACAGGCTACTAAAGATGGAAAGCCTTGGGTAGGTGTACTAGATACTCAAGTTAATCCTGATAATATTCGTAACGGTTTTTTTGAACTTGACTGGAACAACGAGTTTATCGAACAATTAATTGATGCAGGCTATTCAGGTGAAACAAACGAACAGATAGTGGATGCTTGGTTTCGGACAATCGCAATGCAGGTTTTGGATGAATCAGGACTTGACACACAACGAGAAATGGGTTATATTAATGTAAACCCTATAGACAAGGATAAATCAGAGGTGAGTTAGATGAAATTTTTTGCTATAATATTTTTAGCTACTTTAAGTTATATAGACAATCCGGATAAGACAGAAAACCTTTATAGCTATCAATTGCAGTTTCAAAGTTATGATCAATGTTTAGAATTTTATGAAGATTATCAAGATAAGTTGTTAAACGGATTATTAGGACATGGTAAAGAAAGATTTGGCAATATGCAAATCGATTATGTATCGTGTGCTGAAGTTGAGATTACAACTGATTTAGAAATACCAAATGTAATAGGACAAAAACCTGTATATCAGAGAATGTAAAATGAAAACTTATATATTAGTAGATACTGCAAATACATTTTTCCGTGCAAGACATGTAATAAGAGGTGATCTTACAACAAAAATTGGTATGGCTTTGCATATTTCACTTAACAGTGTAAAAAAAGCATGGGCTGACTTCAATGGTGATCATGTTGTGTTTTGTTTAGAAGGTCGTAGTTGGCGTAAAGACTTTTATGAGCCTTATAAAAGAAATAGAAGCGAAGCTAGATCTGCATTAACAGAAAAAGAACAAGACGAAGATAAATTGTTTTGGGAAACATTTGATCTATTCAATCAGTTTATAAATGAAAAAACAAATTGTTCTGTTTTGCAACATCCTGAACTTGAAGCAGATGATCTTATTGCTGGTTGGATACAAGCCCATCCAAAAGACAATCATGTTATTGTTAGCACTGATGGTGACTTTGCACAACTTATAGCACCTAATGTAAAACAATACAACGGTGTAAGCAATACAATTATCACACACGAAGGTTATTTTGATGACAAGAAAAAGAAACCTGTGCTTGATAAAAAGACAGGGGAGCCTAAGGCGGCACCTAATCCTGCATTTATGTTGTTTGAAAAATGTATGCGGGGTGATACTAGTGATAATGTGTTCAGTGCTTATCCTGGTGTAAGAACAAAAGGTACTAGAAACAAAGTAGGATTACAAGAAGCATTTGAAGATAAAGATACAAAAGGCTTTAATTGGAATAACATGATGCTACAACGTTGGGTTGATCATAACGGACAAGAACATCGTGTACTTGATGATTATAATCGAAACGTAACACTTTGTGATTTATCTGCACAACCAGAAAATATTAAACATCTAATACAAGACACTGTTGAAAATGCAATAGAAAATCCTAAGCAGGTTACTCAAGTAGGAATGAAATTGATGAAGTTCTGTGCCAAATGGGATCTACAACGTGTTAGTGAACAGGCACAGTTATATGCAGAACCATTGAATGGAAGATACAAATGAAAATTTACATAGTAGCACTAATGGCATTAATGAACGGTCAACCACAAGGATTTGAACCGCCAATGGCATTTGTTTTCACTCAGCCAACTTTTGATACTGTGAATGAGTGTAAAAACTATGCTATACAAAATAGTACACAAATTCTAGTAAAATTATATTCTGAGTTTGGAAAAGATTACAGACCTCACATGGTTTCATGTGTTGATGATACTGTAGTAGAAAAAATAAAAAATGAACAAAAAAAATATAGAAAGGAGTTAGAAACATAATGGGCGTAAAAGCAAAAGAAGTAATAGACGGAAAATTTTGGATCTTAGAAGATAACGGAGCCAAAATTGCAACTTTATCTTTATCTGATGAAAAATATCTTTTAAGCGATTCAAAAGGCACAAGGTTTTTTGAGAATGAAAATCTTGTAGAGAAAGATATTGGCAAAAAAATAGAATGGAATAAACTAGAAATTACAGAGGTAGACACAAAAGAAGTCCATGGATATCCTACTTCTACTATTCCACATAATCCACTTTATGATGTAAAAAACAAATTACCACTTTTTACAAAGAGCAGAAAATCTAAAAGTTTATATTGTGCAGGTTTTTATTGTATTGAATTTGAAAAAGGTTGGGTAAAAAGTTTTTGTCCTAAATTAATTACTTTAGAAAGATATAGGTATCAAGGTCCGTTTAAGACTAAAATAGAAATGCGAGAAGCATTGGGAAAAGCAAATGCAAAATGAACCTATCAATACAGGTCCTATACAGCAATTCCTTAAACAAGTGAAAGGTGCTGATGCTGGTAGAGCTAAAGATGTAACATTGGATATCCAACAAGCAAAGTCTTTAGCATTTACTTTAGGCATAGTACTAGCAAGGTTAAATGGCGATTTAGAAAAGATTTTGGTACAGCCTAAACAAGAAGAAACTATTCAAGTAGAACTTGATGGCGGCAAAGGCTGGTAAAAAAAGATAAATATATACGTATATAACTAAGGATACGTATATAACATGAGTAGACCAAAACCTAAAATACTATTAGAATATGTGGATAAAAAGACCTATAGAGCAGAACAAGTTTTAGATGCAGAGGCTATATGGGCTGTATTTTATAAAAGCAAACCTTTTAACTTAAAAAGTTTGAATTCTTTAACAAATTACCCTGGTCCTAAATATAAAAAAGTTTCATTTTCTAATCCTGGTCATGCACACAATTTATCTCAAAAACTCAATGACATGTTTGATTGTCAAGATTTTTCAGTTATTAAATTGACGACAGGTGAAGAAGTTGAAGAATGAGTGTAAAAGAAACATACACAAAAATTTTCTTAAAACAGGCAAACATTGCTATTACAGATGCTACACTAAAAGAGTATATGCCTTTATGGTGGCAAAATACTAGGTCAAAAGACACAGGTGGTCTGCGTCTTACATCTTCAGGTTTTGATTTTTTAATCGAAAAATTAGACTTAAGATTTTACGAAGTTCCGTATCCAAAAGACAAACCATTTACAACACAAACAATTATATTCCTTGACAAGTTTATTAACTGTCCATATTTCTTATCGAAAACAAGTATATATGTTACGGACGAAAAGAAGTCATTAGAACTGCATCTTTTTTCAGGCGACCTGCGTAAATATGGACTTGTAAAGGCTATGAAACGCCAATCCTAAACATTTTGGTAACATTGAGGTTGACTTTGTATCTAATGATGCTATACTGTATATATAGTTAGAAATTAGGCACTGACTGAAACAAAGGAGTACAAAATGGAAAACGTAGCAATTCGCACTATAAGTCCAAACAAAGCAAAAACTAGAATCATGCATAGCATGAAAAAGAAACGTCCGATCTTTATTTGGGGACCTCCAGGTATTGGTAAATCAGATGTTGTTCACCAAATTGGTGAATATATGGATGCTCATGTTATTGACATTCGATTATCTCTATGGGAACCTACAGATATTAAAGGTATTCCATACTATGCGGCAAATGACAATACTATGCAATGGGCACCGCCAGTAGATCTTCCAGATGCAAAAATGGCGAAGAAATATAAAAATATTATTTTGTTTTTGGACGAAATGAATTCCGCGGCACCGGCTGTACAAGCCGCCGCTTATCAGCTTATTTTGAATAGACGTGTTGGGCAATATACTTTGCCAGACAATGTTTATATTGTTGCCGCTGGTAACAGAGAAGCAGATAAAGGTGTTGTTTATAGAATGCCGGCACCTTTATCAAATAGATTTGTTCACTTGGAACTAGCAGTTGATTTTGATGATTGGTTTCAGTGGGCGGTTGACAATAAAATTCACAAAGACGTAGTTGGTTATTTGCAGTTTAGCAAAAAAGACTTATACGACTTTGATCCGAAGTCTCCAAGCCGTTCTTTTGCAACGCCACGTAGTTGGTCTTTTGTAAGTGAATTGCTTGAAGATGATCTTGATGAAGAAACACAAACTGATCTTGTGTCAGGTTGTGTAGGCGAAGGCCTTGCAATCAAGTTCAGTGCCCACCGTAAGGTTGCGGCACAAATGCCTAACCCTACTGAGATCTTATCCGGTAAGGTTAAAGAGCTACAGACCAAAGAAATCAGTGCCATGTATTCCTTAACGGTCTCGCTCTGCTATGAACTTAAAGAAGCATCCGATAAAAATGTAAAAGACTTTGATACACAAGTTGGTAGGTTTTTACGTTTTATGATGGATAACTTTGAAACTGAATTGGTTGTAATGGGTGTCAAATTAGCCCTCACTCAATATGCCCTACCAATTGATCCAGACGAAGTTGAATGTTTTGATGAGTTTCATGATCGTTTTGGTAAGTATATTACTAAAGCACAACAGGCATAATCAAAGAGTTTTGGACATTTCTCTCAAAAAAAATGTCCATTTTATTTGACTTTTGCCAGAATATCATGTATTATATAAACATAATAAGGAGGCACAAATGGCACTAGATACAAAAAGTTTTAAACCCGTAGATCTTCCGTTAGACGAATTACTAGAAATGCGAAAAGAAGTATACGACAAAGTTGTCGTTGCTAGGGTAGGATTGCTTTTAAGGCATCCATTTTTTGGTAATATGGCCACAAGATTAAAAATTGAACATTGTGATGATTGGTGTCCTACTGCCGCTACAGATGGCAGACACTTGTATTTCAACACACAATTTTTTAATGCACTTAGTCCTAAGCAGATTGAATTTGTAATTGCACATGAAATTTTACATTGTGCATTTGATCATCTTACTCGTAGAGAAGATAGAAATCCAAAGTTACATAATTATGCATGTGACTATCTTGTAAATAATATTCTTGTAAGGGAACGTATTGGTGAAAAAGTTACACAGATTCCTATAGTACAAGACTTTAAATATGAAGGTTGGTCTTCAGAACAGGTTTATGATGACCTGTATAAAAACTGTGAGAAAATTGATCTATCCGATTTAGGTGAACTGTTAGATGACCATATTGACTGGGAAGAAGGTGACAGCGATGGAGATGCTAAGGGTGGTAATAGCAAGGGTGGATCTAAAAAACCACCTAAATATACAAAAGAAGAATTACGTAAAATTAAAGAAGAAATAAAAGACGGTATGATGCAGGCCGCTCAAGCCGCAGGTGCTGGTAATGTTCCGGGTGAAATCGATCGAATGATAAAGGAACTTACTGAACCTAAAATGTCTTGGCGTGAAATTATTCAACAACAGATTCAAAGCACAATTAAAAATGACTATACATTTAGTCGACCTTCACGAAAAGGTTGGCACATTGGTGCTATTCTTCCTGGCATGAATTACGAAGAAACAATTGACATTGCAATTGGTTTTGATATGAGTGGTTCAATTGGAAATTCACAAGCAAAAGAAATGCTATCTGAAGTAAAAGGTATTATGGACCAATACAAAGACTTTAATATTAAAGTTTGGTGTTTTGATACAAAAGTTTACAACGAACAAGACTTCACTTCAGATACATCAGAAGATTTAACATCTTATGAACTCAAAGGTGGTGGTGGCACAGATTTTGTTTGTAACTGGACTTATATGAAAGAAAATGATATAAAGCCTAAAAAGTTTATTATGTTTACAGATGGCTATCCTTGGGATAGCTGGGGCGATCCTGATTATTGTGATACAGTATTCATTATACATGGATATCATGATAAGAACTTTGAGGCGCCTTTTGGAGTTACTACACACTATGAAGAAGCAATTAACGCCTAGAAACCCTAATAGTTTAGAATTTTTTGGTGTAAGAAAGCCTAAATCCCCGCCTGCTCATTTTGAATATATCAATATACCTATAAGATATAACATAGAAAATACAATTTCTAAGTGGATTACAGACAACTTAAAAGGTAGGTTTTACGTAGGTAAAGCAATGCATATAACTGATTCTAATAGCATGGACGAAGCACTAAAGATAGGCTTTGAAGAACCAAAAGAACTATCTTATTTCACTTTAGCTTGTCCATATTTAAAATACAAGTAAATATTTTGTCATAATTACAATATAAGGAGAAACTTTTATGAGTGACGAAAAAGATAAAACAGAAGCGAAAGAAGCACCTGCCGCTCAGCCTGTAACACCGCAACCAGCGGCTACGCCTGATCAGCAAAGTGTTGAACTTACAGTTTCTGATTTAAATGCAATCAAACAAATAATCGATGTCGCTAGTAGCAGAGGTGCCTTTAAGCCCAACGAAATGACTGTGGTAGGAACTACTTACAGTAAACTAGAGACATTCTTAAATGCAGTTGCCGCAAGTCAAAAGGCAACAGGAGAAAATAAAGATGGCTCTTAAACATGTCGGAAGACTTAAAAAAAACAAAAGAAAGCTCATTGTAGCATATAGAGTAGTACCTGGAGACACAAATCATTGTGTATGTGTGACTACTGAAAACTTAGATGCCGCAGATCATGATACACTTATGACCTTGGTAGAATCTAATGCAGGTCAAACTGCTTTTGAATTTGCTGAAGTAATGGCAAGAGCTAGGTTGAGTGACGGTAGCAATATGTTAGCAAGATTCCACACCACAGGAAAAATGGCAAAGTTCTTACAAACAGAAGTTGAAATGACTCCTGATAGTAATACTGTTATAGGTTTAGATGAATTAAACAAAGTCATTGCTGACCAAAAAGGTGTTAGTATTGCTGATTTAGCTTTAACAAATCCGCAAGGTGATACAGCCGAACCTGTTACTACAGATCCTGTAGAAGCAGAGACATCTACAGTAAATGCAAACACAGATGTTTTATCTGATGACGACCTTGCCGCTAGTTATAGATCACAAGCGGACAGAATGTTCAAAGAAGCAAAAAGACTAAGAGAACAAGCAGAAGAGTTAGCACCTACTAAGAAAAAGAAGACTGCTACTCAAAGTGCCTAAAAAGAAACAGAAGCTTCCTAATGATGTAGTCGAACATTGGCCCGAAGTTTTCAAAGACGTAGAGCTAAATGTGGTACCCATAAAGTATCTTCATTCTGTAAGAGTACAATTTTCCGATGGAAAAATGTGGGATATAGACGTACAACGTAGTAAGCTAAAAGACAGTCCTGAAGCAGTTGAAAAATCTCTAAAAGATTTATTCGCTCAATATGAAAAATCAATACAAAACATTGATTTTAGGCTTGATACACACAAGATAAAAAAAGATATTCAAGCCCGGACTGCTAGTTTTTTGAAAAAACGCAGGTGAGTTTATATGCTTAAGAGTATAAATACATATAGTAATTCACTAGGAGTTAAAACACATGGCCTTAAGACTTAGACGCGGAACGGATGCACAAAGAGGAACTATCACGCCTGCAGAAGGCGAATTAATTTATACTACTGATACTAAGAAGATTTATGCTGGAGATGGCTCTAGTGTAGGAGGAAATATTGTAAGTGGTATCAATAATGTTCTCGAAGATGTAACTCCGCAACTTGGCGGAACTCTTGATACTAATTCACAAAATATTCAAGGTGTTGGAAATATAGACATTACTGGAACTATCACTGCAAGTGGTACTATTACTGCGACTAATTTTGTAGGTGATTACAAAGGTTCTATTGTAGGCGATGATTCATCAATATTAGTTGATGCAGTGAATAGCAAAATTACAGGTGTAGTTGATACAAGTTCTGTAACTGCAACTTCAATAGCAGGCACATTAACTGGTACTGTAAATGGTACTTTAAATGGTTCTGTGAACGGAACTTTAACCGGTGACATTACAGGTAGTGTATTTGCAGATGACTCTACTGCAATGGTTGATGCACAAAACAAAAGATTTACAGGTGATTTAACAGGGAACGTAACAGGTAATGTAACAGGTACACTTACTGGAGAAATGTCAGGATCTGTTTTTGCAGATGATTCTACATTATTAGTGGATGGAATAAATGGAAAAATTGTAGGTGATATTAAATCTCCTTTGATTGAAGCGTTTACGACTACTACTGATAAACCCGAAGTGTGCTTAAAAGGTGAACAGACATATGGTACGCTTGATTTTAAGAGAGGCAACGGTACAGGCGATTTAAGATCAGGTGCATCCAATGCATACGGACAAATTAAATTTTATGCAAATGATGCAAGTGGTGACGCCTACAATGTATACATGCAGGGCGGAAACAAAGGATTCAAAATTTTCTTACTTGAAGATTTTGCAACATTTGAAACAGAAAAAAGTTTTATTTTTGAAAATACAGGAAAATTTGGCATAGGCACACAGACACCTGCAGCCAAGGTAGATATCAGTGGTGAAATTCTTTTAGGTAGATTGGATCAAACTGCAATAAATGCATTGACTGCCGCTAATGGTATGATGGTTTATAATACTACAACAAATAAATTTCAAGGTTACGAAAACGGTGCTTGGGTGAACTTAGTTTAAAGTATACGTATATACTAAATTTTCTTTTACAGATCCAACAAATAATTTATTTTTATTTAAATGCACACTATAGCCAAACCAGGCTGTGCCTATTTCTGGAATAATTTTATCTATTATTTTGTTTTCAGTAATATTATATAAAAATACTGCTCCTCTTTCTTTTTGTCCGTAGCGATAAGAACCTATTGCAATAATATTTTTACTTACAGAAATACTTCCACCAAAAAAAGATCCATTACCGTCTATTGTAATATTTTTCCATTTATTAAGTTTTTTATCGTATATACATACACTGCCATTGTCTTGTGATTCGTAAGCACCTGTAATTACATAATCAGCATCTACGTAAATGCTGTTTCCAAATCCTTTTGTATTTGGATGTTCAAAAATACTTAACAAGTTTCCGTTTGAGTCGTATTCATATATAGAACCTTTTTTGTTTCTTTTATGGCTTCCTATATAAATTTTATTATCATATATACAAACTGCCCTACCAAAATTTTCATTAATTATAGGGTGTATATTAGAAATTTCAGAAACACATTTATTATGATCTAAGTCAAAAACATATGCTTTTCCGTCTTCTCCTCCTATAATATTCTTTGCATAAGCGCCTGTTACAAGGGTTTTTCCTTCGATAGCTATATTATAAGCAAAATAGTCTTTATGACGCTTGTCGGGTGCGTATAATAGGTTTAAAAGCCCATATTTGTTGCCATTACGTTTATATACATATACGCTACCTCCTGATTCTGCACCAGTGTTTTCTCTATAAGCACCAACACATAGGTATTGTTCGTTTAATGCAATACTTACTCCAAATCTTTCACCTAAAACATTACCTTTAAGTGTTTGTGTGTATTTGTCATCTATGTAAATGTCTACATATCCTGGTCCTACAGGATCATAAGGACTGCCGCATCTTGCTCCTATCGCTAAAACATCATTATAATTTCTAATACAACATCCAAAGAATGATACAGGACTTTGTTGCGGATAAATTTTAGATAAGGGACTTATATGCATTTTCATGTTCTTTAGTAAAATTAACAAAGAAAGTTAATCTGTAAGAATCATTATTCTTTACATTGTGAGGAATTTGTACGTTTGTAATTATAGGCTT